GAGTCGGACGCTCTAACCAAACATGAGCTAAAGGCCCAAATAAATTATTGTCTTATTTGCTTGCCGACTTTAGTTAAGTATTCTACACCACAGGTACCTGCTTCAACATCTAGTAAGGCCTGCACAGTAGGAAGATTATCATACTTGGGTTGTGCTGTAATTGATCCTGCGTTACGTGCGGCAATAACACGTGTTTTTGCAATTTCATGGCCACGTACACCTGCGGCTAAGATTAGCTGAAATCTATTACCACTAAACACGGCATCACAGTTATCAATGTTGTATTTTTCAACTGACGCTATCTTTTTTGACATAGTATGTACCTAAGTTATTATTTAAAATACTATTATAACACAGGATTACTTAGATGTCAACGTTTTTGTCTAGGTATATTTCTAGTTTCTCGAACTACATCTACATCAGGTACAATTTCTGTCAGAGCTTCGAGCATGCGCCCTGATTCAAAATAATTACGTGTGTAGCCGCCAGCACGTTGAGTGCGGAACTGACATAACTTATTGGCTCCTTTTGCTACTTTTTCACCAGGGGCAGGTTTAACCCAAATTTGTATAGTGCGTCCGTATTGACCTGTATTAACATATCGCACTTCTAAATCCAAATGTCTCATTGCGTCAACTAAATTGTTACTAAATTTAAGTATTTTATAGTTACCTGATTGTATGCTGTCATCGAGTTTAACAATTTCAACATCTTCTAATTTTTCACCACGAGCATAAAAATTAGCCGCGTGTGCAAAACGTGTAACAATTTCAGCTTCTTTACCCGGACTTTGTTCTTCTACCATTTTTGTAACTGCTGGGTAAATAACTACGTCGTATATTTTTGTTAATAAATTGTCTAACAATGTATCATCGTCTAATGTAGAATCTAGCAAACTTTTGTATGGTGATATATCTATTCCAAAATTAACATCAAACCAAGTTTTTAAACTTTCAAATTTCATACCAGATATCTGTCCTAGCGTATCAGTACTATATGTTTTCAAACTTAATAGATTAACTTTAGCACCATCTATCTTCAAAACTAAATCTGCTTTAGTCCCTTTAGCATCACTAGACCCATCGCTGATAACTTCAATTTGATTATTATTTAGATCTGCACGTACCCGCTGACAAGCAATAGCAACCCCTTTTGATTCATTGGCGTATCTTACAGCACTTGCTAATACTGCGGATAAATCAGGTTCTAAGCTGTTCTGTTTCAATTGTTCTATAACTGCTTCTGCAGACACTGCATTTACTACTGAAATAAATGATAAAGTATCCACTTTGCTAGTAGGCTCTGGATAATTAATGGTTGTTGAAAAAACAAAACGATAATTTTTTCCAACTAACGAAACTTGTGCGGATTTTATTGCTGCTAACACAGCCGGCATTGAAATATCTGCACCGACATTAGCAAATTTAGAAGCAACACTAAAGCCCATAAACATTTCAGCTAAGTGACCTGCGTTATATTTTTTACCAGCTTTAAATTCGCTGCCTTTAAATACTGCGCCCCATGGCATAATGCTGCCGTCGGCTAACTTAATCGACTTAGGCAATGCTGATGCAATATCTGGTGACTTTAATGCTCGTTCAAGTTGAGTAACCATGCTAGGATCAACTTGTACAGTATCACCAAATTGGCCGCGGCGACTTGGATCTACCGGTATAGGTGAACCTGTACCAATTAATTGAATAAGAATAGTAAGATATTTGCCTTGGTATTTGGCCAACTCTCCAGGAGTTAACGAAGCTTCTAGTAGATTTATTAGTTTGCGCATAGTGTATTTATGCTTGGCGTTCTATGTCGTCCTCAACACAGATGTCACCGTATTGTATTTCAATTATACGACAGGGTTTATTGAAAGGGTTAGCTAATTGATGCCATTGTTCTTCTGGTATTCGGTGTGTTGAATGTTTAGGTAAATGCGGCGATTGGATAGTAGTTGGGTAAACACGACTATATTCGCCCACAGTTGCTTCACCGTCTGCTATAAACCATATTTCGGATCTATTATAATGTTTCTGCATACTTAGCTGCTTGCCCGGATTGACTGTCAATTCTTTAACTTTTAACCCCGGAACGTCATGTAATACACGATAATAGCCCCATTCTCGAATGGTTTTAGGTGCTTTCCACTCATCTAATATCCAACTGCTACTGTTGAGCTTATCTTCACCACCAACACCAAAGACAAATTCTACATCTGCACATTTCATTTCAGGAATATTATGTTCTGTTCTGTCGCCACCGTTAGCAAATACTATCTCACTGTTTGGATACATTAGTTTAACGTTATTAATTGCTTCGATGGCAGTGTCGTCATTGTCGTTAAACAATATACAATGATCAACCATCTTTAAGTTTTCGATAATAGCAATACGCTCGGTACTTGGCATAAACGCACGCCCTTTCTTGCGTTCCAACCATGCGCCACTGTTAACCCCAACAACAAGTATATTACCCAGGGCTTTAGCAGCTTTAAAGTATTCTATATGTCCGCTGTGTAACGGATCAAAATCCGCCTGTAACAAGAATTACTCTATTCATTGATTACCACCCCCTTTTGTTGTTGTAACTCGGCCTTTAACCCATCCGCTGGGTTGAGTTTCCTCGATGTAGTATTTTGTTTTACCTTCTGAATTATGATAAATTTTCATACCTTGTATTTTGTTACACTTCGTTCTACGTATCTCTATCTGATGAAGGTCAGTAAATTGTTTTTTGTTAGCTTCGCGCCAACGAGATAACGTTTCTTCAGAATATACTTTACCTTTCCGGGCAGGCATAATCTGTAAGGCTCGTTTTTCTCTCATTTTTTGCCGTACTTCTTCGGAATGTTTTTTTCCGTAATATGGATTGTTGCTGCCTTTTAGGTTATTACCTATAGTAGCTTTTGTTTCTTCTATTATAGATTCATAAATTTTAGATGATATTTTATATCTCTGTTGGTATTGATTTTCTCTGTTCATCATAGTTCTTATAGCATAAGACATTTTTACTTTGTTGTGTCCTTCTGTCATCTTAACCAATAACCTATGGCAAATAAAATGTTCCCTGGCAGATAGTTTAACTAAATTTTCGTTTTTGTTTGATCCGCCCATACTCTTAGGAATAATATGATGTTTTTCTATATACCCAGTTAATGGATTTAATTTTCTATTTTTAATAATTTTATAATACAATAATGTATATTTGTTTTCGATAAACATATAATTTCCTTATATGTTTATTTATCTAACTTAGGGTCGAACCCACCTGTTACAAGTACAACTCGATTAATCATATTTTTTCTTAGGTGGGCGCATGATGCCAATTGGTTTAGCTATCTTAGTTTCTTTTTTAACTATTTTAGCCTGTTTGATAGTTGGGGTATCTGAGGGCGTAGATATATTAATAACTCCGTCAAAAGTTCGAGTAGCTTCTTCTGGGATTTCAGTCCACTGACTTACATAGTCAACGAAATAGTTTTCTTTGTCTAACCACGGATATAATATATCTTCTTGACGTAAGTAACCGTGTGAGTTAATAGAATCAACTACTGTGGAATTCAATAGTCCTGCATCAATTAAATCAAACCACGTTGTTGTAGTAGCATCCATTGGGGGGATTGCTGATTTGTACACTGCTATGTGTATCCACGGGTCATTAAATTCTTTAAGCAAATAAGCATCTTTACAATCAAATCCATTTACCGCCAACATATAGATTAAACTAGTCGGCGTAAAGTTATAAAAACATCCGCTATGTGTCCGACTATAATATTTGTTATCAGCAACTCCGCTGTGTTGTGGTATGCTTAAAATTAACATAGCATCAACGTTCATTTGTTCATTCCATACTTTTAATGTTTCAATTGGATTTGTGCTATATTGTAAGCTATCGTGTGACCAAACTAAATCTGCCGAACCAGGTATACAACGTGCATTAAAGTCTTTTTTAATTTTGTGTACATTAATAAGATCCGGAATTTGAGATAATTTACTGTCGTCTCGATCAACAGCAAAACAATTATAGTTATATGGTACAGGCGGATCATCACGTGTTTCTAAAGTAGCCCACCAAGTGATATCCTCACCTGATCCGCAACCCATATCTACAATCGTATGTAAGCTGTCAAGAAAGCTATCGTACTCCCTAAGTTGATTTAATACCTTAAGTGCGTGCCTAGCCATTTTTTAATATCCTAAAAATAAAATCTTTACTGAAGTTGGTATACGCTTCTATAAATTTTGCAGTGTACGCCGCTTCGTCTGCGGCATTGTTACTTAATCTTGCATAGCGTAGTTCTTGTGAATAGGTTATTAGCTCGCCTTTGCGATTCATATAATCTAATATGTCAATGTCATCGTTAGGGCTAATATGAGAAGAAACGTATTTAATCTCCTCCCATTGCGCTAAAAGTTCGTCTACGTTATTGATTAACGGTTGCATCTTCCATTCCTGCTGTGCGCAGTCTAACAATATGTCCAATCATATACGATTTTGCTTCTAGCCCTTTCATAATACCTAACCATTTGTTACGCAATAAGGCAACTTCGTTAATAATTGTTTCCATATCAATAACTTCGCTTTCGCCATCAACATACTTTTCAGCATCGCGCGAAGTAAGCGCACGTGCGTATGCTTCGAGATACTTTTTATAGTGATCCTGTCGGATTTTGCGAAGTTTGATATTGAGAAAGTTAAGCACCGCTTCAATCTCTTGTAGTTGATTGAAACGTTGCTCAGTAACTCCGGGCAAGGTAGCTAGCCCTTTTTCAATATTGCCATTTACCTTAACTTCACGTTTAGCTACATCTAGTTCAGTAGTGTAGTAATCGATGAAATCGGGTAAATTAGCAATATCTTGTACTACTTTGTTATACCACATACTTATTCGTCATCGTAGTCGTCTTCAGGTTCAGCTTCTTCACCCAAGTATTCCTCAACCGCACGTCGAAGGTAAGCATCTGTGCCGCCAAACTTTTTAAGATCAGCTTCTGTAATGCTGTGATCCGCTACAACATTAACCACATGATCTGCTACTGCTTGACGATCCTTTTGCGAAATGTATTCTTTAGTAGTAAGCCACATTTCACTTAAAATTTCTACATCAATACTCATTATTCAGTTCCTTGTTCAAGTACTTTGTTTTCAGATACATCATCGTCTGTAACTTTAGTAACTTCTGTACTTAGCAAATGAAGATTAGACGAAATTTCTTTCATTACTTTATCTAAACATTCGTCTTCATTGCGTTCCCAAGCCTTACGGAATTTCTTAATAACAACCCCATCTGCTAGTGTATAGACTAAACTGTTGCCTTCTTTCTTAAGTAGACTCTTAGCTTCTAACATATCTACCATACCGCTGTAAGGACTCATACCTGTTTCATATGGAATCTCTACTTGTACTGACTCAAACGGTTTAGCATAACGTGTTTTCATAATCTTACAGGCAGCACGGATACCGTTAACTGTTGTAGTCTTATTACCGTCAGCATCTGTTTTAAGTTTAAGTTTACGCATAGCTACAACAATTGAACTTGCGTAGATAAAGCCCTGCCCACCACTAATCTTGTCATCTGGGTCAAACATATCTTGACTAGCGTATGTGTGGTTAGTTGCTACTAGACCTAAGTTTAATGTACCAAACATGTTTACACAGTTACGTACAAGTGCTGTAAGTGCTTTAGGTTTACGGCCCATATCACCTTTCATTTCACCTGCTTCAAACTGGTTAACGTCCGTTGGAGTTAGCATCATACCCAATGAATCTAATACAAATAATACTTTAGGACGATCTTCTTCCGGAAGTGTACGATACTCTTTAACAAAGTCACTGATAACTTTAGCTACGTCATCAATCATAGCCATGTTAAGTTTAAGCAGTTTACTTTCATCTGTATCTACACCTAATGCGTGTAACCATGCTTCGTCAAGTGCGTTTTCTGTGTCAATTAAGATTACATAGATTCCTTGTTCTTGTGCGTGACGTACAATGTTGCCTGAACAGATAAATGATTTACCTGCGCCTGATTCACCTGCAAACACAGTTACCTTACCCATTGGAATACCTTTGTTAAAGTCTCCGCTGAGTAGGTAGTTTAATGTGTAGTTGCCTGTTGAGATCCAATCTGTTGGATCGTTAAAGCCAATACCTAAGCCGTCAATTGACTTAGTGATTGACTTTCTAAATTTACTAATATCGAATGGTTTCGCCATGATTTATCCTTTAATCGAATTGGGGGCATTGCGCCCCCATTATACATTAACTACTAAGCTGTCTTTTGACGATTGCGAATCATCGCAAGGATATCTTCAGCACGTTGTCCGCCAGCTGCTGGAGTGGCTATTGGTGCGGTTGGAGCACTAACTGCTACTTCATCTGCTTCAAACGGAGCATCTGCTACAGGAGCAGGTGTGCTTTCAACATGTTCAGAAACAACTGCACGATCTGCTGGTTGAGCAGCTACATCATTAGTTGTTGCAGGAGCATTTGATGTGTATGAACCGCGTGGTTTAAAGTACGCACCCCATTTTTCTTCATCATATGGTTGTCCATCAACTGATGCTTCAAACATCTCTTTCATGATTTTAAGCTCTGCTTCGTTTGGACGTTTAGGCAAGAAGTCAGCAAGGTTATACAAACCATGTTTCTCAATTGCTTCTGCTTCATCTTGTGTTAACGCACTTTCTTTACGTGACCATTTTGAAGTACTGTAGTCAGCATAACCACCTTTACTTGTCTTAGTAGCAGTAAAGTCCAAACCACCTGCGTAGTCTGTTGGCAAGTTTTCTAACTCTGGATCCATCAATGCTGATTTAACCAAGTTAAAAATTTGTGGACTAATGATGAAACGACGAATTGGATTTTCTGGAGTCTTATCATCTTTCAATGGATTCTCACGTACGAATCCTTGGAACAAGTATGATTTCTTTTTCCAGTATTTACGACCCATTTCCTCTAGGCTAGGGTCTTTAAACCATGTACGCACTTCTGCTAAGATTGGACATGACTCGCCCCACATCTCAACACACGGTACTTGTACTGTTGTTTTTTTACTGTCTGTTTGGCCTTTAATGCCAGCGAACTCTAAGTTGATCATATTACGTTCAACCCAGAAGAATGTGTTTTTTGGATCTGCATCTGGTAAGAAACGGATACGTGCTGTTGCACCTTCGTCAATATTCCAGTGTGCATAGATTGCGTTGTCGCCACCGCCTGTAGATGATTTACCTGAACTACGTGTGTCTTGCGCTTGTAACTTTGCTCTGATTTCTGCTAATGATGTTGCCATGATATGTATTTCTCCTGTTGTTTTAAGTTGGTCTTTATTATGCCTAAACGTACTATGCATTTATATATAGTACGCTATTATTATTTATCTTACAAGAGGTGTTTTGATATTTTTTAGCCAAAGTTTATTAATTCTGAGTTATCAGTAATGTTATCTTTGTTTTTCTATTAGATTAATTAAATTAATATTGTCTGTATACACCCGATTCGAGTCTAGTAATAGTTGATGATTATCAAATACCAATTGATATCCTAATTCTATTAGTTTATCTTCTAGTTGTTTACGTCTCGTCATACGCTCAATATAAGTTAAGGTTGGATTTTTTTTATTAAACCAAATCGTAACATCTTTAGTTAGTATCATATCCGTATTCTTTTTACTTTGATTGTATATTGGAGTGCCTGGTGCTATACCCATATTAGAACCCAAAGTTACTGCTTTAATAATTTTATTAGCTAAAGGGGCATATTTTTCAAACATTAATGCTGTGTCAGATATATCAGTTAATGTCTCAGTGGGATATCCCACAAATAATAAAAACATACATGATATATTAAATTTATCCATAAACTTAAGAGAGTGATCTAAATCTACATTATAAAAATTTTTTTTCATTTCTATCCGCAAACGGTCACTACCCGTTTCAATTCCAATTTCTAATTTTTGCGCTCCGGATTCTGCAATTTTTTTCCAGTATTCTTCACCGGACTGCTTCAGGCTTCGAATAATAAACTGGCCGCCCCAGGTAAATGACGGGTACTGTTGACGTATAGTAATTAAATGATCTAATAATTTATTAAAGGCAGGTAACGAACCGTTGACTAAACTATCAGTAAAGTGTATGTGTGCGTTAGGTAACATTTCTAAAATTTTAACTACTTCGATTGCAATATGTGCTGGTGATCGTTGTATAAAATCCCATCGATCGGGAACTTCGCAAAATGTACAGCGACGGACACAACCTCTTGACCCTGTTATAGGAACATACGGTGTTATATTATTTAGACTAGCTTGTTGTTGATAAAAATCAACATTGTAATGAGAATAATCTGGTGCGTAAGGTATATCTAATCCTACAATTTTTATATCGCGCTGTATATTAAAATATTTAATAAGAAATTCGGGCCATTGAGCTTCGCCGTCGCCAACAATATAATAATCAATTATATCCGATTGCATTAGAGGCCCATTTATACTATCTTTTATACCACTTCCGCCGGCAACTATTTTAATTGTAGGGTTTATTTTTTTTAATTCTTTTCCTAGATCAATTGCAAACTGTCTACTTTTATAAGAGAAAATACTTAACGCTAGTAGCTTAGGATTCTTTTGATTTATTATAGATGCCCACTCTACTATATTACAGCCTGATTTAAAGTCTAATATATTTAAATCTATAAAATCAGATTCTAAATCAAGCCAGTTGCAAGCACCTATTAGAATTGCTGGGGCTGCCGGCAAGTACCAAGTTGGCCTCGGAGGGAAATTACAGATCAGTACGTCCATAGTTTTACTTATCAGTCAATAAAAAAGGCACTAAAAAAGTGCCTTTTTGGTAAAACTATTTTATTATTATAATCCTGCTATTTTACGCATTTGTGCAAGTTCTTCGTTAAATTGTTTGTTATATAATGATACATCGTCTTCTGGTTCATCTTTAGCTATTGCCTTGATACCATGAGGAATAGTTTTAAGTTTGTCTTTGAAGCTTAATGGTTTTGCGCCCATACGTTTTAGTTTTTCATCTTTGTTAACGTGATCTTCGTAACCTTCTGCTAATGCCGCTTTCATTTCTTCTTTAGATTTATTATACTTTGCCTGAAATTCTTCATCTGATAGTTCTGTAAGATCCATGTCAACTTCTTTCATTCGGCCTTCGTTCATTTCTGGATATTCTACGCCCACTTCGTTATATACTTGGCGGACCATAGCACTAATATCACTTGAGCCTAATTCTTCCATTGGTGCGTGGAAACTTGCTACATCACGTGCAGCATTCATAACACCATCCGGTCCTGCTTTCATTAATAGTTCTCGGTGTTGCCCAATGTTGCTTGTAATTCTACGAATAATTGCTGTTTGGATTGATTCAACTTGGTCTTCATCATACTCGCCTTCACTCATTCCACGATTAAATTGATCTGGGTTGTCACGATCTTGATCAAACTCCATGTCGCTACCGTATTCTTGATCAGGTTCATCAAGGTCACGGTCAAATTCCATTTCATCGTCACTTTCGTCCATAGTTTGATCGGCTGGCTCTACGTCGCCAATTTCGTTCATAACTTTACCGTAGATTTCTGGCATATTTTCTTGTACCCAATCCATAACTACATCACGTGCATCAGCTTCTGGATCTTGTTCTGCTAGTGCCTCTAACTGATTAAACAATACATCGTCGCCGATGAGATTGTATAATGCACTGGTAGCATTAGTAGCATCTACACCAACAATAAGTGGTTCCATTAGTAAATCAATTAGTTTGGAAACTTGTTCTTCACCTTCTGGTGTAGCCCATGTACCTTCAGCTACATTAGTAGCCCATGATTCAAATTGTTGTGCGAATTTATTAGATTTTTTCATATTATATGCCTTTTGTACAATTGGTAGTG